CAGTGGGTGGCGAAGGTTGACACGCGCATCACGATCCGCCGCCCTCCCATCGGGACGACCGTGACGCCAGACGAGAAGACGCGACTCGTCTACGACGGCCGGGCCTACGACATCAAGCACGTCGCGGAGCTCGGGCGCCACGTGGGCCTGCAGATCCTCGCCGAAGCGCGGGCTGAGTGATGTTCACGGGAACCTTCACCGGCTGGCCGGAGACCGAACGCCTCCTCGACACGATCCTGAACGAGGCGACGAAGAAGGACCTGATCGCTGACGCGATGATCCGTGCCGCGGCGCCCATCGTGGACACGGCGCAGCAGCTCGCCAGACGCAAGAGCGGCAAGATGGCTGAGAGCATCGCCGTCAAGCGCGTGGAAGATGAGGAGGCCGCCAAGCAGGTTGTCGTCAAGGTCGGAGCCGACACGCGGCGCCCACACTGGCAGCTCTTCCACCTCCACGAGCTCGGCACCTCGAGGAAGGCCGCGAAGCCGATGGTACGCCCAGCCTGGGACGAGAACCGCCCCACCTTTTCAGGGCGCGTAGGGTCTGAGATCGAGCCGGCGTTCGCCCGTGCTGCAGCACGTCACGCGAGGACCAGGCGATGATCGAGGATGTGGTCCGCTTCGTGCTCACGGCGGATGCGCGAGTCTCCTCCCTCGTCGGGTCGCGGGTCTACCCGCTGACGATGCCGCAGAACGGGACGCTGCCGGCGATCGTTTTCCAGCGAATCTCGACGGTGGGGTCCTACACGCTCGAGGGCCCCACGACGCCCACGGCGGCGCGCATCCAGTTGAGCCTGATGTCAGCGAGCTTCACTCAGGTCCGCGCCCTCGCCTCGGCCGTCTGGCGCGCCCTGGACGCCTATTCGGGCCAGGTAGGTCGGGACATCGTGAACTTCATCGAGGTCGTGAACTTCCTGGACGACTTTGAATCAGATACGGGAATCTGCCGGGTCGTGATGGACATTCGGGTCCAGTCAAACGAAGGAGCATTAGAGTCATGAAGAAGAAGCTGCTGTTCGGACTCGCCGTGGTCGTCGCGTTGGCCTTGGCCTTCGTGATCCAGGGCGACGTCAATGCTGCATCCCTGGCGTCTGGCATCAACCTGCGCCTGAACTCCACGCTGACGGGCACCGTCGGTCTGGCGGACGCCTCCGTTCCGCTCAACGTGGCGTACACGAAGACCTTTGCAAATGGCGTCGGGGCATCCCAGGCCGACAAGGTCTACTCGGTCCAACTGTCGATCCTGACCGGCGCCACCAGCACCACCGACCTGCAGGGTTCGCTGGTGGATGCGCTCGGTGCGGCCTTCACGCCCGCGAAGCTGCGGTGTGTCTACATCGAGAGCGCAGCCGCCAACACCACGAACCTCACGCTGTTCGGGGACGCGGCGCACGTGCCGTTTCTGAACACGGTCGCGACCACGATGACGCTGCAGCCGGGCGGGGTGTTTCTCTACTGCAATCCGCCCCTCGCGGGCACGGCTGTCACGGCTGCGACGGGCGACATCCTCAAGATCGTCAACGCGTCCGGAGCGACGGCTACCGTGAACATGGTCCTGATCGGAACCTCCTCGTAGTCCGGTTCGTCAAACAGAGCAGAGAAGAGAAGAGAACGGAGATCAGAGATGGCAAGCCAGGGCATGATCGGCTACAAGGCCGATATCCAGTACGGGGACGGCGCGACCCCCGAGGTGTTCGCCTCCGTAAAGGAAGTCACTTCGATCGATCCGTCGAACCCGCAGTTCGACGAGGTCGAGTTCACGCACCTCGAGTCCCCGAACCGCACGCGGGAGTTCAAGCCCACGTTCCTCGACATGGGCGAGCTCGCCTGTGAGGCGAACTTCATCCCCACCGACCCGACGCACCTGCAGATTTTCGCGGACCGTACCTCGGGGCTGGTCCGCAACTGGCGCTATCGCATCAAGGACAACATCAGCGGCTCGGTGCTCCGGACGGCGACCTTCCCTGGCTACGTGAAGTCGGCCAAGGAAGGCCCGGTCTCGACCACCGACAAGATCAGCCTGACGTTCAGCATCCGCATCGGCGGCGCCGTCACGTACAGCTAGGCGGCCAGGGATGCCGATCGCACATCGTGGGGAGACGGCCTTCTCTGCGGGTGGGCGGGAATACTACCTGGTCTATGGAACCTGGGAGATTGCTGAGATGCAGTCAACTCTCGGGTTCCACAGACCGGACCCGTATGCCCCTACCACCTGGGAAGAGGTCGAGCAGAAGGACGGCCAGAAGCTCCGAGTAGAGCTGACCTGGGCTGAGCGGAACAGCCGCGTCCTCACCGCGTTTGACGGGACGTTCACCAATCCTGGGCCCCAAGACCTCCGGACTATGGTCCGGATCGGCCTGCACCGCTGGGAGAGGCTGAACGGCTCGCTGGACCCACAGTTCGAGGCGATCTGTGACGCCCTCGGGCTGGTGGGGCTTCAGACGCTTCATCTTCGGGCCGTAACTAACGGGCTTCGAGCCAGCAGTCCGGAGGACGAAGACGTTCCAAAAAAAAGGGCGGCGGCGCCAGCCTCCTCGACCTTGAACGGCTCTTAGCGGAGGGGCTACGGTGCGGGCTAACGCACGCCGAGTTCTGGGAACTGACGCCGCGGGAAGTCGCCCTTGTCATTCGCTGCGCGAACGAGCGGACGCTCGATGCGCTGGACATCGCCATCTCTGGCGCTTGGCACGGAGCCATGTTCGCCAAGGCCGAGAAGCTCCCAGACCTCGGGGATGTTCTCGGGCGGATGCGACGGCGAAGGAAGCGAACGCCGCAGGAGACGCTCGATCGGTTCGACGCCTGGGCTTTACAGGTGAAGACCGTCTCGGGGGTGGTTAAGCAATGAGTGAGCTCGGAAACCTCACCCTAAGCCTCCGCGTCAACGCCGAGACGATGTTCGCCGACTTGCGGAAGGCGACCGCCAACGTTCAGAACGAACTCGAGAAGACGAACAAGCGCGCCGCGAAGGGCATGGAATCGACCATGCGGGAGATGCAGGGTCACATCGACCGCATCACCGGGCGCAAGGCGACGAACGAGCTGCATCTGATCGCCCAGGCGATCGACGGGATCGGGGGAAAGTCAAAGCTCAACACGCAGCAGCTCGCGCGCCTCACGGGCGAGGTGAACCGCCTCGCCGCCGCCGGAGCGAAAGTGCCGGCGAGTCTCCAGGGGCTGACCGGAATAGGCAGCAAGTTGACGTCCGTCTTCCAGTCCCTCGGGAGCGGCGGCGGCATCTCGGGCGCCCTCGCGGCGATCGGCCCCGCCGGACTCGCGGCGTCGGCCGGCCTCGGCATCGTCACGATGGCCGGGACCAGGGCATTCACGGCGATCAAGGATCTTGCGAGTCAAGCCGAACAGTGGACCAACATCGCGAAATCGACCGGCCTCGGCGCGGCCACGGTGCAGCAGCTTTCTTCCCTCCTCAACGACGCCGGCGTCCCGGCCGAAGCCTTGAAGAAGGGCATGAAGCAGCTTTCCCTAGAGATCGCTTCTGGCGGAAAGGACCTCGAGAAGTTCGGGATCAGCATCGCTGAAATCAAGAACCTGAGTCCGGAGGAGCAGCTTCGGAAGATGGCGAGCGCGATCGCCAACATCCAGGACCCAACCGAGCGCGTGGCGGCCGCTACGGCGGCCTTCGGAAAATCTGGCGCGGATCTCATTCCGGTACTCGACGGCATCGCCAACGGCGCCGATAAGATGTTCAAGAACTTCTCGGACGCCGAGCTCGAGAAGCTGGCCGAGACTGACAAGGCCTTCGATCGGATCTCTCACGCCTGGGACAAGTTGCTGGGTCGTGCCGCCATTGCGGCTGTTTTCACGGCCGATGTCATCTTTTCAGGCGGTCGGGCGGGCGGCATCGCGGCCGGGCGGAAAGCGGCCGGCGCGGCTGCTGGAGGTCCACGCGACGACAGTGGTGATCTCGCCTTCTGGGATGAGATTCAGCGCCAGATGTTGGTCGAGCGCAACGCTTCCGCTGTTGCTGCCAAAAAGGAGATTGAGGATTCAAGGAAGGCTACCGCCGAGGCGAAGCGCGGCTTCGACGAGCGACTCAAGAGCATCCGCGCGGAGGGTG